TAATAAAATTAAACTTTTTTGCAGCTAACCTTATTTTTATATTTTCTATCATAAATTTACTTTTATTGGTATTGTTCCATTAATTAATCCATCTTTGATTTTGTAAAACTCTTCCATTTTTTCTCCTGCATATTTTCGTTTCCATTCTGTATAAGCATCGCCACCTACATCAATGTGTTCTATGTCAATGTGTGGTAAAAATGCTAATTTATATCCAAGTAGTATTGCTCTAATACAAGCTAATGTGTCATCAAACCCATATACTCCTGCTTGCATTAATCCACCCATTTTATTTATTAGTTCGGGGTGAAACATTTGTACTGTTCCCATTATGTCTGCGCTCTCTTCTACTACTACCCAGTTGTCGCCTTTCTCGTGTGGCAGCATTTTTAGTTCAGTTTTCCAATGGTTATTTGCATTTGGTGATTGCATTAAGTCTTTGCGTTTTAATCCTAATATACCATAGCCACCAAGTTTCATTGCAAGTTCCATATCTTCTACCCAACCATAGTTATTTATTACTACATCGTTATCCATTTTGATTACTACTTCGTTTGGTTTACGATATGCCCATGCTTGGTTTATTGCTTTTGCAGTTCCTACATTTTCAGTATTGGTAATTACTGTAATTTGTTTTTGAAAATTTAAAGCGTAAAAGTCTAAATGTTCTTTTGTTTCTTCGCAGCTATTATTATCAACTATAATAATTCTATGATAATCTAAATCAACTGTATTAATTAAACTATCTAAAGTTTCTTTTGTATATTTTGACCTTCCGTTTTCTTGTGTGTCGTGACAGCACATGCTAATTAACGCCATTACTTCTTTATTTTTATATTAGGTTCATTTAATTTTACCCACCTAACCATATTTTTAACTGCATCTAAATTACAAGCAGAACAATCGCCACTTCTTATTCCAGTTACCTCGTGGCTCAATGATTTGATTTCTAATAGTTGTTGGCTTGTACCCACCCAACTTGTTTCGTTATCAAATATTTTAATTAATTCTAAAAGGCTAAATCGGTTATCGCCTTTTTTTTTCATTGCAAAATATATTTCATCAAAGTTTCTCATATTTTATACATTATTCTTTTTAGTATCATTGAAAAGTAAGCAGCATAACCTGCTATGGCAAATGCTTGTGTGTATTGAATTAAATCAAATTGGATAGATATTACACAAATCCAAAAAGACAAACACACATTGCAGTTAAATGGCTTAAAATCTAACCACGTTGGTAGTTGTGTCAGACTAAAAAAGGAAGTGAACAGCATTGCTATTCCTATGCAGTAAAATATTAAATCTATCATAATTTTATTATTTGTTTATAAGCCTTGTACCTTAATTCAGCTATTCGGTCAATGTGTTGCACTTGGCAATCTAAATATAATTGCTCACTTAAATCTTCAATCATGTTTGGATTCTCTATTAACTTCACCATGTGCTTATACCAATCGTTTTTATGTTTTACCACTAAACAGTTCTTATTATGATTTAACATTGGTTCGTATGGGTGCACATTACTTACTATGCAAGCCTTCTTTTTAAATCCACTCTCGATTAGTTTTAGGTTTGATTTTAACCTATTAAATCGGTTATCTCGTAAAGGTATTAAACTTACATCTATTGTGTCGTAAAACTTTGCGTACTCATTTATAGTTGTGCTTGGGTAGGTTGCAAACTGTGATTCATTTGCTTTGCCTTTACATGATAGAACTCCTGCAATTGCTTGTGAAGTATCATCGTAATTACTATAACCACCATAAATTACTTGGAATTTATCTTTTAAATGTTGTTGAGTATATAGTGAGTATAATCCATCGTGCATTAGTAAAACATCTTCAAAGTGGGTTATTGATCCACTCCATCCAAATTTTACTATGTCAAGTTCTCTTTTTGCAAACTTATACTGGTCTTCTTCAGGATTAATTGCGTTTGGTATTTCAAAAGCATTTGGTTGACTTGCTTCATACTTTAAAGTTCCTGATAAGTATTCGTGTGTTGTTGTTATTGCTTTTGCATAGTGTAGTGCTTGTAATATTTTTGCTGCGTGGTTTTCTTGCTTTGATGCTTCTTGAAGTATATGCCAATTAGGTAATCTATAATCATCATCAATATCTAATACATAAGGCACGTTTGCATCTTTTAGTTTTCTTATTACATCATTTCCATTTACTCTACTTATAAATCGGTTTGCTATAATTAAATCAAAGCCTTGCAGGAACTCTATTGTTGCGCTATCTATTTCATTTATTTGGTACATATCCACACTCTCTTTGAACATTTCTGCCATGCGTTTATGTGGTTGCAATAGTCGGTGATAATCGACACCACTTATATTAGGATAACTCGGTATTATTACAAGTATTTTCATTTGCAAATTTTTTAATTTTTTCTTTTACGGACCTTAATGCTGAATAACTAATGCCAGTTATTTTACTAATCTTTCGCATTGATTTATGTTCTGCATACAATAACACTATTCTGTTTTCAAACTCACTACACCCCAACATAAAGTTTTCTATTTTCTTAAAGTCTAAATCGCTGTCATCAATAATTCTTTCGGATTCAGATTCCATAAATTCATCCATTGGAATCTCTTTACTGAATAACTTACCTAACTTGCCATTACGTGAAATAATGTTTTTAGCCACACAATAATACCAGAACTGCAAATAATTTAAAGTGGGTAATCTTTCAGCAGGAATAGTTAATATCTGTTCAATTACTTCTTGGTAAATATCATCTGAATAACTTGCATCTAACTTTCGGCAGGTGTCAAGATATTGTGGGTTATTTAAAACCTCGTTTATTATTTCTATACGTTCCAATTTTTTTACATAAAAAAAAAACCAATAAATTGATGCTTCAAAAATGATACTATTGCTATATAAGTTTTAAACAAATTTTAAACATTAAGTTTAAAAGGTTTGTCCCATGTACCTATTGACATTCCGAAATAATAACCTACATGAAAGTAGTCAGACATTAAATCACTTTTATCAAAATTATTTCTATTTGCAATTTCATACATCATATAAATTAAATCTGCACCTAATTTATTTTCTCTATCTAAAATGTAATAAGGGTTAATATTTTCGTTATCTAATTCAGGATTGTTTCTTATTTCAACTGGTGCTTCCATAATTGCTACATTTAAATAATTACTATCATGCTTAGTTACTGATAACTTCCAACCTTTTTTTGCAGGAAATAAACTTTTCAATTCTTCTCTAATTTCTTTTACTTCTTGTGTGCTAATGTATGCCATAATTTTATTTGTTTTTGTTGTTAATTGTTTGACAAAAGTATAATAACTTTTTTAATAAAAAAATTAATACTAATATATTTTTACAATTATTTTGTAACTAACACATTTTTAAACAACTAAAATTCTTTTAAATTATTTAACATTTTTATTTCACTTTCTAATTGCTTGATTCTTTCGCTAAATATTATTTGGTTTGTTTCAAGTTCCTGCACCTTTTGTCTGTAAATTATACTCTCAAAATAATACTTGCCATATTGTTGTTGGATTAAATAAAGTGTTTTTAAGTGTGCTGTAGCGGTTATTTTTCTTTCTCCTATACTTTGTATTACTTTACTCTCAAAGTCTTCTATAAATGATGTTAAGTGCCATAGATTAATATAATTTGGTTCTCTTTGAGTCATTAGGTTTGTAAACCCACAGTATTCATCCATAATCAATCGTAGCTTTTTATAGTCTTCATTCCGCAGTTCGTTTAACTTATTCTGCTCTTCTTGGAATTGTTTTAGTTCGTTCATTAGAATGGTACTTCTCCTATTAATTTACTTCTATCAATACTTGCAAAACCTATAAAATCACCTTTCTCCCTTAATTCTTTGCCTTGTCCTGCATAACATATTCTGCCCTCAATAGTTTCTCTATATCTTGATTTTTTCCAATCAAATTCCAATTGTTGAAATAATATTTTTGCCCTACCAATTGTATCAGGTTTTACTTTCCAAAAGTATGTATCAATGTTTCCATGATCTCTATCTGGCCAATCAATTGTTATAAGTGTTTTACCATTCCTAAACCATGCAGCACCACCACTTATATCGTGCGCAGTTGGTATTCTTGGTTTCTTTGTGTCTTTATCAAATTCAGTTGACTTTGGATGTGAAATAGTCATAAAATGTTTATGGCTTGATTCTGCTAATTCATTTCTATAACTTAATATAAAATCTAAATACTGATCTTCTCTTCCTGTATAATCGTGATATAGGTTTTTCCAACTATCAATAAAACAAGTATCAATGCCACCACTATTATCTTGGTAATCTACTGTAAAATTCCATAAATCCATTGGAGTTAAAGGTTTTTTTACATCTGATTTTGTAGCTATTAAAAA